TCACTGACATCCTCAAAACCGGAGTAATCAGGAAACCGTTCTCGAATTCTTCTGTCAATCTCCGCATAATACTTCTGCGGATCATTGCGGGCAGTAATGCCCTCGTTAATTAAATTGTCATGAATGGCATACCCTATCGCCGTCATCTCTTTATGCAACGGGTCAATGGTCTCGCCTTGTTTCACCACTGGTGAAAACCACGGATTACTACGCATCCAGTCGATCTGGTTTCGATCCAGCTCTACCGTTTGCTTAGGCTGTGGTTTTGGTTGTGGNGGTCTTNTAAGTGGAGGTTTTTTGGCCAGAGCGGCTTTTACCTTTCCAGTCCTTGCCTCCAAGTCTCGTAATTCCGTTTGCGAGGCAATCATTGCTTTTTGACTATCGACGATCTTTTCAGCATCGCCTTCCTCATGAGCTTGCTTCATGGCCTTGGTGGCCTGATCAAGCTCTACCTTCGCCTTACGGGCTGAAGAATCCAGAATCGCATGTTGGCCTCTTTTAAGAAGGCTTTCATACTCAGCCAGTTTCCTCTGCTGACGTTGAGCAATAGTAACTGCCTCTTCACGCATACGATTAGCTTCGCCGAGCTTTCGTTTATCTGCGTGATTAATGGCCCGTAACTGGTTTATTCTTTTCTGCACCCCTTTGCTGTACTGGTCAAGCTCTTCATCGGAAACCCCGTCGTTATACACAGGGGTCTGCGGCTCAGACTCAGCCTTCTTGGGTGGTTTTTTCTCTTCGAGTGGAGTGTCGTCAATAATCTCGACCTCAAACTCCGCATCTGCCTCAACAGCAGAAGTTTTTTCTTCAGGTATCGCTACCTGCGTCTTAACGCCTAAGAACTGCTCTTCAGCAGACATGGGTTTCTCTTCAATGTCACTCATATTTTTACAATTCCCCGTGGGTCTTCGACAACCGCNTCAACACTGTCGTCGTTAATTAACCTGAATTCATTGCCATGAACCAAGAATCGAGTACCTGAATAAGCGCGCATTACAATAAAGTCTCCTTTCTTGCAATAAGGGCCATGAGGAAAACGCTTTTTGTCCTGATATGAATCAGGGCCAAGCGCCATCACCATGCCTACTACCGAGCCAACCTCTTCAATATGAAGCGTTTTTGCTGACTTGATAATTCCGCCTTCGGTTTTCTTGTCCGGTTCAGGCATCGCAATCAGAATCTTGTACCCTTTGGGGTCAGGAAGCTGATGTGCGTTGCGAGGGTTTGCGGTGGTATCTGCCTCCACCGATCCTACTTCTGCTAATGCTTCTGCCATTAGTTTGTCCTTGCACTGGAAAATAGTGTCCAGAGTCACTTGCGCCGCCTTACACGGAGAATCAGTCTTCTTCGATCTGTTTGTTCAGGTCGAGAAGTTCTCTTTCAGCCATTGCGAGTCCTTCAATTATCCCGCAAGACCTTGAGTATTCCTCAAAATTATTACAACCGCCAGTACTAATGTGATCGGCTCTCTCATTCATTATGATCCGTATCTTGTCTTTTAGTACCTTGAGAGCATTACTGCTAAATATCTCACTCACGGTCACGCTCTCTTTCATCAATCATCTGTTCACGCTCAATTTCCCTTCGGTCGATCTTATCCTCGACCTCCCGTTCGCGCTCATCAATCATTATTTCCTTGGCGATCTGCACCCCAAGTTTAGCTCCTTCGAGTTTATCCTTGGATGCTATCTTGTTTGTTTCAAGCTCTTCCCTGGTGTTGGTCTCGGCAATCTTGACACCGAGTTTCGCCCCTTCAATCTTCTCGTCAGCGGCTAGTTTTTCGCGCTCAAGGTCATCCTTGGCCGCCGCCTTCTCAAGATCAGCATCGATCTTGGCCTGATCAATTTCTTTCCTGTCAGCAACTTTCTGAGCCTCAAGTTCAAGCTCAGCCTTCTGTAACTGCATAACTGGGTCTTCCTGTTGGGCCGCCATCTGTTCGGCTTCAGCTTCCTGAATAGCTTTTCCTGTTAACTGGTCAGCAGCAGGGGCTACAAGCTGGGACAAACGATACTCAATGTCTTCCGGCAGGCTCTCATCAGGCGGTGGCAACGGCACACCAAGTTCTTTTTCGATATCCTGACGATACTGGAACGCCACATGTTCAGATATATGAGAGCTTAGCGCCCCCTGTTTAGCGTCTGCANCCGGCGATATATTAAGCATTTCGGCTATTTTCGGGTCGTTCATGGCCGCTAAATGCACTTGCAGGTGCGCCGCATGATCTTGATATATNAAGGCTTTTACAGCTTCTCCGACCATGATATTCATATTTTCCGACACCGGATCGGTTGGTTTGATGTCGTCTTCGCTTGGTACGATCTTGTCTGCGTCCCTGATTCCAAGCACTTCCAGCATCTGGCGGTGCAAAAGGGGCAGNTCNTACATCTGCGGAGCCTGTGCAGACAACTGAAGCGCTGCCTGATACTGCATAATCCGCTGCGCCATCGTGCCAGAGTTGGGGTCACTGACCGGAATTATGTCTACCCGGTCATCAAAGTCCTCGGCAGTGATGGCATTCTCTTTGCTGCCGTAGGGATACTCCGTTGGCCCGTCTTCCTTGACGATATCGCATAGAATTTTAAGTTCTATCTTCATCGAGGCATGAACACGGGCCTGAACAGCGCTCAATACCTTCATTTCACGCTCAAGCAGCGCCAATGTTGTTCCAACTGGCGCTTCACCGTTGATATCAGCCGCTTTTACGTCGGCTGCGGAGGCAAAACGCCTGCCGTCCTGCACAATTTCCTGCAACATCTGGTGAAGTACAGCAGATGGCTCTTTATAGGGTAAAAAAGTGATATTGTCGCGGATTACACCGCCGGGAACGTCCACATCGCGGAATTCTCCCGGCATTATGGGCGAATCATCGCCCTTAATTCGCAATCCACGCGCTTTTAGGCCGCCCGGAAGGTTTGCAAGCGTTCCTGCGTCAACTAATTGACGTAACAGGGAGGTTGCCGACTTGGTCAAGCCCCCAATCATGTGTACCAGCCCGAATCCGTAGAAGCCAAGGCCCGGTAAGTACTGGTAATGGACAAAATGTTGACGCTTTAGCTTTAAATCATCGCCCTCACGCCAGTTACGGCGGATGGCAAGTATCTTTGTTGATGACTTGTCAACAGTAATGACATAAGGCAACCCGATGTGCGTGGGTTCAGCGTTGTCCAAGTCCTCAAAGCCCGGAAGATCGACATCAACCATCATCTCAAGAAGGGTATGTCGTTGATCTACCTCATAATTTGGGTGATCTCCGGTGAGTTTGCTGTATTTGGCAGAGATTTCACTCTGGTCGGGGGCTGGTGCAGGCAATTCTATGTCTGCATAGAAGCCATCCCGTTGTAATTTCAGTACTTCGTTAGTAGTTTTCTTCATTACATGGGTGGCTCGCTCGCATGTCTGGAGTTCCACCGCCCCGTAGCTCACTACAAAGTCTTCGGCAGGGACAAACATCGAGCATGGCCGACCCATGCTGGGGTCGTAATACACTTTTCTGAAAGCTGAGCCTGCAATCGGGAGAGAGAAAAGCAATTTTTCCGTTTCTCCACGGTATTCGGTCATTTCAACCGTCATCAGGTAGTTCAGGTAATCCTGTACGCGCTCTGCCTGCTTGGCCTTCTCGTCAGTGATCTCACCCATGATGGTAGTCTTGGCGGGGCCGCTGGCAGGGAATATCTCCATGATGGTTTGCGACTGGAACCTGACCACCGCCTCGGAAAGGAGTGGGTGAAAAACACCACACGCCCCGTCCCACGGGGTAGTCCTGTCTTCAAACCGCATTCCCAGCAGATCGAGTCCCTTGATATAGGACTCTTCCCAGTCATGACGACTTTCCTTGTCGGCGTCGTAAAGAGCGACCAGCTCGCTGCCGAGCCTGCCCAGTTCTGACTCATCCATGAACTCCACAAGGTTAGCACCGTGTTCGGCGACATCTTCCTCATCTGTGAAATCCATAAACAGGGAACTCTCGTCATCAGAGATAGAAACCGCATCGGGGTTTATTATCTCTACCTCGATCTCTTCCTCTATGCCTGCGCCCGCAGGATACATGGCCTTTTCTATTGCCACTACACAACTTCCCTGAACTGACCACCTCTAGTTGCAGCGCCCATACCACGGGCTGTAATAGTCTTGGTCTTGGGTTCGCCCATGTTCAGGTTAATAGCGGTAGGAGAAAGAGCGCGTCCCCCTTTGCTTCTCTTGAGGCGCTTGTTGCCTTTATCCATCGTGCCGACAGCCGCATACTTGCGGCGACCACTGGCTTTCTCCATGCCTTCACTTTCCTTGCGGCGGCCTGCCATTCCACCCTTGGCCTTCTTGATCATCTTGCCGGTAAGGACATCCTCTCCCATCGCCATGCGTTTATGCTGGTTAATGTCAGGAGACAGCGTAGCCGCCTTACGGCTGGTACGCTTGGTCTTGGAAGTGGTCTTTTTCTTGCGGTTGCGTTCACCCAAAGACTCATCGAGTCTGGCGTTATAGCCCTGTTTCTTCATATGAATTTCGCTCCTTTCTTCTTACGGGAAATCCTGCCGCCGGTTTTAAATCCAACACGGCCACCGTACTGATATCGGCTCCCCTCGGGGATGTATGGAGCGCCGCCCATGCTCGATATTTGTCCCTGCCGAACTGGTGTTTGCCGATGCACACGCCGTGCAGGCAGCCGCCAGTCGCGGCTATCGAATTCCGCAACCCGACGCTCAATCTCACTCATGTCTGGAACGATGCCACCTATCTGCCGACGAGCCCTTGATCCTGTGTTCGGGCTGGCTGGCTGTCTATTAGCTGGGTTGCGCTGATC